AAAGAACGCTGAATTGTTGTCTTGATCTTTTTTGAAGCTGATATGAATGTGATGATTGTGTTTGTTTATGCCTTTGTATTTACGCCATTTCCAACCAAGCAACGGTGAGGCTATTTTTTCCTCAAAAATTACATAAGCGATACGCCCATGATTTTTCCCATATAATCGTATTTGATCTGCCAAATACGCTGGAACCCTTTTGTCGTCAGATAGCCCAGCAGTAATGTCGATTGCTCTAACGCATCCTGTTTTCTCGTCAGGGTTATGGTCGGACTTAGGTGCTCTTGATAAATGTGCCACAGAAGCAGCCCATCCATCACTTTTACGATTCCGGTCTGGGAAGCAATCATCAGTTTGTTCTCTAAACTGAACAGCAGCTTTAGATAACCAAGCCTTCACTAGTACAACTCATGCTCTGCATTATCACATTCCCAGCGATAATTAACTTGATTGAGAATTAATTCAGGATGCCCACATTCAGGCTCTGGTGCAATAAATGCATCTACATCCTCAGAATATGAATAGCCAATTCCTGCGTAGTTAAATCGTATCTTGTTATTGTATGAAGTCCTTTTGCATACTTGACCTCTAAAGTTTCCATACCAAGTTTCAGTATCTAATCCTTCAATAGTTTCAGTTTCATCTATGCCAACTATAACTTCGGTAACAATATTATTTTCATCTAAAAATGCGTAATGTGCCATTATGCCCAACTCACATTTCCTGTGCCAGCCGTAACAGTAGTAACTTTGAAACTACCATCTGTTGCAGTTGATCCTGTTAATCCAGCACCAAGAGTTATGGTTCTAGTAACTGGGTATCTTAAAATAACTACACCTGATCCACCTGCTCCGCCTGATCCACTATCTCCACCACCACCGCCACCGCCTGTATTAGCTGTGCCAGCAACACCTGTGCTAGCACTTCCCGCGCCACCGCCACCTGCACCACCTGAGCCCTGAGTAACTCCCGATCCACCAGCTGCACCGCCACCACCACCTGCATAAGTTACGGATGATCCTGTAATTGATGTTGCAACACCATTACCACCATTACCTGCTACCTTAACTACAGATGCAGCACCAACAGCATTAGCTCCACCGCCACCACCACCAGTTGTAAAACTAGCGCCATCGCTTGATCCTAATCCGCCTGCATAACCTTGATTAGCAGTACCACTTCCGACTACACCGCCTCTTGCAGAATCTGCAGCACCGCCACCAGATCCACCACTACCTGCCGTTGCTAATTGTGCACCACCACCACCGCCTGCTGATGTAATAGTAGAAAAAACTGAATTAGATCCGGTACTGCCTACATTTGAAGTAGCACCATTACCACCAGCACCAACAGTTACAGTGTGAGTTTCACCAACAATAATTGATAAGGCACTTTCTAAAGTTCCGCCACCGCCAGTTGCAGTTACAGTGCAGCGCAAACCTCCTGCTCCTCCACCGCCACCAGGGCCTTTACCACCACCTCCACCACCAGCAACTACTAAATAATTAACTGCAAGTTTGGCTTTAGCACCACCAGCAAAAATACCTAAAATCAAATTACTCAATTGAACCGACCACAATCCAAGAATTTGTAGCAATCTTGATACATGATGCAGATTTCTTTGTTGCAACAGTTGGAGCAGTAGCAGTTGCACCAGCGGATGAGATTATTGTAGTTCCACTAGTTACAGCTGAAATTGTTGTTGTTCCAGCACCTTTGACAAATATGTTTAATACTGTTCCAGTTGGAAAGGCTACTGAGGCATCAGTTGGAATTTTGAAATCATTCGCAGATGCATTATCCATAGTTACAATTTTGTTTAATCCGTCAGCCAATACAGCTGTATAAGTTGCTCCTGTTTGGGCGTTAATTGCAACGCCTTTGAATGATGTATCAATGGCTTCACCAAGTGTGCGGATAGCCAATGCCCCATCTTTTACTAAACTTGTGTTATCGGGTGTTGACCATCCGAACGAACTAGTGCTTGCCATTTTGCTCCTTTAATTAGGCTACGATTGTAGCATTTTCCCATGTCAATGTTGCGTTCAAAGTGTTCCAAGTTTCCGCAACTGACACAGTATCCCAACGCGTTGCGAATAGGCTAAACGCCAAAGGCGATAAATTGATCGTCAAGAATAACTCATTGAACCTAGTGCTCCATGACCAGCCTTCAACATATCCTTGAAAATCACCACTAGTAATCTGAGTGGGTAGGTTCTGGATGTTTAGCGGTTGCCCCATAAATATCCCCAGCATATTGTCCCGATCAGTATCATCAATTTCTGGATTTGTAATTGGAAAAGTAATGCTTTGGAATGCTGGTAGTGGCAAGGCTCTTTGGGCAATATAGCGATCTGCCACAGATTGAGCATCTACAGCTGAATGAATAGTTGATTGGATGCTTTCGGCTTTGTAGCCATAAATAGCAATTGATTCTGCAGATGTTGCTGTTTTCTGAGATCCAAAGTTATTACCGTAATTGATATATATATCGTTTCGAATATCACCTGATCGAGTGATTGTGCTCAATCCTTGACCTAATGCATGACGAGCATCTAAATCAATGTATCCGTTTGCAGTTATGTAAGTTTGACGATGATCCGCATCAGCATATCCAATGTTGCCCTCGTTGTCCTCAAACAAATAACCAAATGCTGAATTTGCTATTAAACTTGCTATGTTGTAAACGGTATCTGGTGAAGCATCACGATTTTCCATTGTGTAAAGTCCCGGAGTGTCAATATCTCCAAGTCCTTGAGTTAATGCATTAGCCCAAATTTCGGTTGGATCATATGTTGCCCATGTAGTGGCTGCTGGAACATCATTCCAATTATTACTTAATACACTTGAAAGCAACGCATTGATTTGGTTTCCATCTTCATCTTGAGAAATTGTCCCATTGTAGATTTCTCTTGCTAATTTGACCAAAGACCCCATTGCTAGGATTGAGTATTGAACAACGGTTGAAATTCCTCCAGTAGCTTGAACGCTTACAGTCACATCAGTTATATCCCCACCAAAGATATTGACATAACTTCCTGATGTATTTTTAACTTGAAGAACTAAACTGTCATTGAGTGCAAACGGTAAAGTTTGACCAGATAACGCAACAAGATTGATCTGCATGAATGATGGATTTGGTTGCTGGTAAATATCTGTTCGACCAGATTCATGCTGAATGTCGCTTATTGCAATATTTGTGTAATCAGTTCCAGCGACAGTTAATTTCCAAACTGGTGACCAAGCAGTCATTTTTTCCTACTTTACAGCTGCGCGAGATAGGTATGGATTGGATCTTGCAGCACTATCATTTATTACTTTAGCCACAGCTCTTGCAGCACCTTCGCCATCAATAGCATTCACAGTTATGTTCGTAACGCCTTGACCTGTTGTGTAAGTACCACCGCTTGAAGTGCTCGATCTTTGAGTTTGACCTAACATTGTGCCAGTCAATGATGGGTTTGGAATGAAACCAATATTAGATCCAGGCTTGATTAAATTAACAAGCCTGATTGCTTGATTTGCAAACTCAACTAGTAAGCCAATTGCTTCTCTAACAAATGTAATAAATCCAGCAATGATGCCAGCAACAGCAGCAATTGCTTTACCAAAACTCTCAGCACCTCTTTGGCTTTCTGTCAATGCTGCGCTCAATCCTTCATCGCCTGTTAATCCTGCAATGAATGCGTTTAATGTTGGAACACCAACATCGTTTAAGAATGTAATGAACTTCTCAACCTGTGGCAATAATGCAGTTCCTAGACTTTCCTTAGCCTCATCAAATCCAACTTTTAAGCGATCAATTTTGCCTTGAAAGGTTTCTGCATTTGCAGCTGCTGCGCCACCATAGAGTTCAGATAGTTTTGCCTGAACTTCGGTAAAAGATAATGTTGAGAGTTCGGCTTTAGATAAACCAAGCCCTAATCTACCAAGAGCAGTTGTATTGCCATCTTGGGCTCGACCTAATGCGTTTGCAACTGTTTCTAATTCGATCCCTTTACCTTTTGAAATATCTAATGCAAGGCTTAATAATCTTTGTGCCTCACCAGTATCTTTTGTTGAAACCGCCAATCTCTGCATGGCTGGTCTAAGGCTGTCATCGGCAACACCAGTCGCTAAAGATGTTTGCAGGATAAAATCCTCAGTTGCCTTTATTTGGTCATTAGTAGCACCTGTGGCAGTCCGTAACGCATTGGCTAACCTAAGTTGTGCAGCCTCATCCTCTATTGCAGCCTTGACCCCAT